ACAATCATCCACGCACTCAGAAGAATATTCAGAGACCATGAAGGTGACTTAGAGTTTTCACAGATGTGCATAAACATTGCTAAGGAGGCATATGAAATTGACGAAGCCAAGAGACAAGAACTCAAGAGAGAAGCACAAGAACTTAATGAAATCCTTGGAATTAGCGAACCAAGAGATTATTCAGAGTTTGCAAAACATACAGAGATTGAACGACATTCAGGAGAGCAAGAGGCATACCGAGCAGACGATAGTGGAGGCACTATGCAAATTAGTGGAGATACTAAACAAAAAGCTCAATGCCTATCGGGACGAGTGTGCGAGATTAGAAAAACGGATAATGGATATTGGGTCTATCCCGAATGATAGTCCAGGATGGCGAGAGCTAAGAAAAGAGGAAGCATCCCAAACAGTAATCGACCTGAAAGAACGATTAGCTGCAATGGATGCAATGAAAAAATAGGTGTGGATAACTTTGACTGGATTATAAATGGAGAGGGAAAAGCGTTTCACGACAAATGTTTTGACCGATATTTAGCCAGCAAGAAGACACCTAGTTTTGAGGATTTATGATGGATGTTAAGAAACAAGACCACTACACACGACTGCCAATCCAACCGATTGAGTACATATTGGAGAACAGTATGGAATATTGGAGAGGTAATATTATAAAGTATGCAAGTCGTGCTGGATATAAAAATTATCAAGGCATGGGTTTAGAGGAATCTGCAATTTTAGACTTGCGAAAAGCCATGCATTATTGTGAAATGCAAATTAGTCAAATCAAAGGAGAGAGATATGACGGACAGCCTAGACAGAATGAATCAAGCACTGGAAGCGGAGAGCAAAGCTCTGCGGGAACTTCTGGAGGGGATGCAAGCCCTGAACGAGAAGCATACTGACCTAATCAATATGCAACGCAACAAAACTATCTTTGAATCACTCAGAGATAGCTCTAGTATCCTATCCCAAATGCTTCAATCAATCATGGACAGACATGACAAACACAGCACCTAATACAGTCACATTGAGACTAACTAAAACTGAGTTTACAGCCCTGAAAGAGGCTCTGCTCGATGTAAGGGAGTATGTTGAGACAGATATGTTTAGCTCACCAAAGGGCTTGGCAGCGTTCAACAGAATTATCGACAAGATTAAGAATATAGAATTAGTGTAGGTTTTTTTGGTTTCCCCTACACTACGGGGCGGTGTAGCTCCTTTCGCCGCCCCATTTTTACTGTTGCAAAAATACAACACCAAAAAATATTAAGCAAAAGCTATTCTTTTGGATAGTATTTTAAAAATACCCATTTAGTAAAATAAGAATATAAGAAGTCGTAAAAGACCTGCTATTTAACATTTGTAAATAAAAGGAGAGCGACCCCGAAAGGGGCGTTGAGTAATGATGAAACGAAAACCTATTGGAAGGGCAAATCTTCTCAAACTTAATATCGAGAGAGAGAAGAAAAACATCAAGCGACTTGAGAAGAATCTTGAGAGCTTGCAAGCCGAACTAAAGGTGCAAGAGGCCAAAGACGAGCGCGAGAAGGAGCGCAAAAGAACGAACAATCGGGCGCGTTACAAAGCCAACAAAATCATCGAGCAATATCCCGAATATGGATTCCGAATTGAAAGGGATTATCCTGACGGGATTCATTCTCTCACACTCTGGGTCTTTATGAGTGATGAAATGGAGAGTAAGGCCGCAGAGATGCGGCATCACTTAATGGACTGCCATCTTGCCGATGACTGGATTGATGTGAGCGAAAGGCTTGATGAGATGGTCGCGTTCTGTAAAGAGCATCACCAAGCATAAACAAGAGAGCAGGGGCGAAAGCCCCCGTCACTTAAAGGAGAGAGATATGAAACGAAAAACCATATATGAATGGTGGTGTGAGAGCCGCGATGACGGGTATGGCTATGTCGATTCAAATGAGTCAACATATGACTCACTGACCCATTGTGTCGGCGGAGAGCTTGAAGACTACGGCTACCGCGATGACCCTAAACCATATTGGGAAATTTGTTTGAATAAAAGAGTTTGGGATGTCGAAGAAGAGGACATCTTAGAAGAAGACTGGTTCTATCTGGAACTGGTTGACGGACAGTTTCAGTTCAGCCCAAAGTGCGGAGAGCCGCCCAAGCGGTTTAAGGCACAATTAGAGAAGCTAAACAAAGAGCTATCATAAACAAGAGAGCAGGGGCGAGAAATCGTCCCTGTTTTTTTATACCCTGCGGAACTTCTTTGTCTTTGTGGCAATCTTCTTCGGCTGTCTCACAAACTGCTGACCAGCCCTCATGCCCTCACGTTTAGCACGAGTCGTAGCCGCATATTCCTGCGGTGACATGCTCTTGATAGCCGCCTCTGGCAGGTAACGCTCACCTGTCTGCAAGCTAGGCTTACCAGACTTAGTGCGCCATTTCTGCTTAGTCCACTTCTTCAAGCTCTTCTGTGGGTCTCTTAACGCCATTACGATTTATACCCCCCGCCAGCAGCTTTATATTGTTTGGCAAGCATCTGAGCTTTACGAGCAGACCACTGACCCTTCTTGCCACCCTTATCGCCAGCAAGGATTTTGTTAAACAAACGCTTACGCATTGTCGGCTTGGTGTAATTGCCAGCCTTGTTGACAGTGCTTTTGCTTTTCCGCTTGGTTGTACGAGCCATGACTAACCCTTCATCTTGCCAATAGACTTGAGGCCAAACGAAGCCCCAATGCTTGCCAGAATACCATAAGTTAGCCATTCAGGGCAGTCCTCACGCAAGAAACGAAAACCAGCCTCAATGTAAGGTTGTGCATCAGGCACAAAGCAGGCGACAATCAGACAGATGAATAAAACTGTCCACATTTCATCTTTAAGAGAATCCTGAGAAGCAGACATAGCCTTTTCTTCCCAAGCTCCGTCCTGCTCTACCTTCTTTGTCTGCGCCTCAATTTTGGCAACCGCTAATTTCTGCTTTGCCTGTGATTTCTCCGCACGATTGCTCATCCACTGACCAGCAAGATTGGCAACAGGGCTTATGAGTGTCTGCCACATATTAATAACTCCATATCCAGGGGCGAAGTCTGTCTTCACCATCAAGTGTGTCTATATGAATGAATCTGCCATCACCCTTTTGTGCAATGCCGATACCTGTAGCACCATAGGCTAGTGCAAGGTTTAGTATCTCGTATGCGTCTGTGCCACGACAGCCTATATCAGCCGCCTTGCCAGTCCTGTGGGGTGATATTGTTGCTGAGGTTTTCTTGGCTTCCACAGGATGATTCTCACAGCGATAGCCAGACGTAATCGTCATTGGCTTGCCATAGTCGGAACGAATGGCTTGCAGGGCAAACATGAAATCAGCATCCATGTCTACTTCACCGCAACAACTGCACTGAAACTCCTTTGCTGAAAAGTTGGGGTAATCACTCCAGTCTATCATTTCTCACTTCCTCCAAAGCTAACTCTAAGCTCTCTGTTTCGTTACCAAAGTCTTCTGGCTTCTTCCTTACCCTAGCAACCTTTACTGATTTCACGGGTAAGAACATCACAGCCTTTATGTCATTAGCAACTAAAGCAACAATATCTGCATCATTAGAACTTATCAACCTCTTGGAGCGACTCCCACGAGAGACGTAGTAGCTGTATGGTTTGTAATTTTTATGATGCCTTGTATGCCCCTTTGGTTCAGTAGCTGACTTGACTTCTACCCTGTAAATGTCCTTGTTATCGAACATCACAATGTCATACCCCTGAGAGCTAACAATATTACACCTGTAGCCAGCAGATATGATAGCTGCCGCAGCCATGTGTTCGCCAATCTGACCGCTTTCAATCGCAGTTAGCGCAACTCTTTCGTGAATATCAGTAATAGTATAGCCCCCAGCGTCAAGGCTATACCCACTGCAATACCCAACGCCTTCAATATCCCTATTATCTCCTGACGCTTTTTAATCTGTGCCGCCCTCGCCCTTTTTTCGGCTTCCTTTTTATCGTGTATGCGCTTTTCACGTTCCTTTAATATGTCATCGTAGAAGGTGCTGCCAAAGCGATTGTTGACTATGAGCCTTAACTGGTACAACTCCTCTTGCTGGAGTTTCATCTCAATCATATCTGAGGCAACATCTTTGATGCCAAGTTTAGCTGCCATCTTGGTGTCATAGCGAGCCTTGTTAAACTCGTCATGCCCCTGCAAGATTTGACCAATTTGCTGACCTATTGTCTTTGCGTCATTAAACGCATTGACGTTCTGTTTTAAGAAATCAATGGCTGACCTAGCCGCCGCCAGACCACCAATAATCGTGGTAATTGGCTCGACCATCCTTAGTCACCAAAAACAATTATGTTGATTAGCAGAAGAATTATTGCTCCACCAGAACCAATGATAATCATCTCAAGCCGCTTGATACGATTGATAGTCTCCATCCAGCGTTCAGCACAGATGGCTTCGTGCGTGTCAATTTGAGTTTTAACTTCGGTTACTGTTGGTCTGCTCATTTTTACCACCCACTAGGTACACCGCTTACGAGTGGCGGTGTTATTTGATTAG